TTAGCCATTCCCGGTGGCCCTCCGCGCGGCGAGGTCGATGACTTTGGGACCGCAGTGGGACCGCAAGTGCACTTTCGTCAGCAGCGCGAGCTCGGCGAAAAGCTGCTCAACCCCGGCGGTGAAGTCCCTCAAATCGTGGATTGCATCGAGGTGATCATAGTGGCCGCCGGTGCCAGGATCCCGGTGGCCTGACGCAGCGTCGATCTGCGCCCTGGGCACGCCGATGCGGCGCAGCTGGGTGTGAACGGTGTGGCGGAAGGTGTTGGGGCTGCCCAGCGCCATCCAGACCGGCTCCTCGCGGGCCTGGCCGCGCCCTTGCTTGCCCGGATCCTTGACGACGCGGGTCAGCTGCTGGCCGTCATCGCCAAGGCGCGGCAGCGCGAGGCTGAGCGAGGGATGGGCGAGGCCGGCGGCGATCACCGCCGATTCGAAGGCGCGATCGATGTCATGGGTGTGGCGCTCCTCGTACTCGGGCACGCCGGGCGTCGACCAATGCCGCTCGGCCTTCAAAACGCGGTACTGGATAAGCTTGCCCTTGCGGTCGTCGATCCAGCTGGCCAGCGTGGGGCCGACCGGCGTCATGCTGCGGCGCTTCTTGGTCTGCTCGCCGAGGCCCAGCCAGTCGATCACGCCGTCGGCATACTGGACGTCGAGGTTGCACTGCAGGATCGCCTCGGTGCGTGCGTGGCTTGCCAGCATAGCGATGACGAACAAATGGACGTGGTGCCGGCGGGGCTCGGCCCAGGCCGCCTCGAGGATCGCCGCGATCTGGGGGAGGTTGTAGGCGAGCTTGCGCCCGCGGGTCTTGAGCGTGTCGCGGCCGCGCAGCTGGGGCAGGTGCGGCATGCTGGCGATGATCTCGCCGTCGGCGGCCCAGCGCACCGCCGCTTTCAGGGTGCCGATGTCGTGCTTGATCGTGGCGTCCGACCGGCCTTCGGCACGACGATAGCGGGCGAAGTCGGCGAGGAACTCACGGCCCAGATCGGCGATTGAGACGAGCTTGTCGCCGGCGCCGCGCTTGCGGCGGTGCTCGAGGTACTGCTCGATCGCCAGCACCGAATAGGCTTGGCGCTCTGGCGCTGCGATGCCGCGGCCGCCATCGCCGCCCTGGCAGTGCTCTTTGAGATACCGCGTCAGGACGGTTGAGAGACCAACCTCGGCGGGGGGCTGCGCTGCGGCCGGACGGGTTCGGGCGGCAAAGTGTGCCGCAAGCGCTTCGTGAGCCTCGCGTGGCGGATCGTTTCCCGGGCCTGCTCCGATGCCAATCGACTGGCGGCGGCGGGTACGAGCGGCTCGATCGTACCAGGCGACGGCGTACTGCTGTCGATCGACGCGCCATTCGAGCCAGAGCTCCTCGCCGGGCGGGCCGATGCGGCAGCGGCGGGCGGCGGCGGCGCGGGCGGCGTCGCTGACAGGGGCGGGCTTTCCTCGAACAAGGGTAAGGCTGGGCTGTCTGTCGTCGGGGCGGCGCGGCATAGAGCGGCTGTTTCCTCGGCTGCGAGCTCGGCCAGCAGGGCCATGACGCGGGGATGCTGCGCGATGGCGCGCGCATGTTCAAGATCGAGATGCAGGCGCACACCCTTCACGGCCGCCGCGCGAGCGCGGGTGGCGATGTCGTGGAAGGGCGTGGGGGTCATAGCAGCCGGTCTTGCGTCGGCCCGGCGGGCGGGGCAGTATCCGCTTCGGCCGGCCGCGTTTCGGACGTAAATCCCAAGGCCTCACCGGGCACGCGGAGCCGCCGGCCACCCTTTTCCTCCGGGCGGGTGTCCAAACCTCTCAGATCGCGGATCGTCCGGTCGTCGATATGCTGGCCGTCGGCGCAAGCGTCCTCGATTGCCGCCGCAACGGCCATGGCTTGAGCGAGCTTGATGAGTTCTGGCCGGGGCGGCTTCATGGGGCGTCTCGGTTCGCCAGCTCGAGCAGCACGTCGGCGTGGCAGGGCTGATCAAGCGCGCACCAGCAGGCAAGGTTCTTGCCGCCCAGCTGCTCACGGAGCATCGGATGCTTATCGCGATCAAAGGACAGCTTGTCGCCGAAGCGGTGGACGGCCTCGGCGGCATCGACGCAGTGGTGATCGAGAAACGGGACGCTGGCGGGGTTATAGCCCCAGCGGCGCAGCATCTCGACGTCGACCGGCTCGCCGACGCGGAAGAAGTTGCCGAAGCGGGTGCTGCGGTCGACCTTCACGGTGTTCTCCGGCATGCGCCAGCCCTTGGTGCGACGCAGCTGGATGCGGATCGGGCGATAGATCATGCCATCTCCGCCATACTCTCGGCCTCGGGCCAGTTCCACAGGCCCTGCGCCCCTCGCATCGGAAATGGCCGCTCCCAACGCTCGATCTCGAGCATTGGCCAGCCCCAGTTGGCATGTTCGTCGCGAGTGCTGTCATTGACCATCGTCGCGCCGAATTCGCGGGCGATCTCGGTTCCAAGACGCGGCGCGCCGACCGTCGCCGTGCCAAGCCCAACAGCGAGCGGCAGCAATGCCGGATCCTCCATCGCAGCGCGGAGAAACGGCAGCGCTTCGGCCTTGAGGCAGGTGTGTGCAGCATATCGGCCTCCGGCCTCGAGCAGCCGCACCAGCTGTTGAACCTCGCGCCAGTCGATCTTGCGCGCCGCGGCGTGGATCGCCAGGCGCTGGCCGATCAGCCAACGCGGGGGTTGCCAGCCCCGGAATTCATAGGGCTTGGCGCCGATGATGATCAGAGACGCCCAGGGCTGCCAGACGGTGAGGGCCTTCATGCTGGCATCCCGTTGTGTTCGATGCCGCCGAGCAGCCGGCCCGTGTGTTTCTTGCCGACGCGCTGCATTGGATAGCCCCAGTCGCGGCGCTCACCCTCCGGTGTCAGCCGAATGCAGCCGCCGGTGTCGGTCGGCCAGAAGCCGCCATCGAAACTCCGCAGCGGCACCCACTCTCCCCATTGCTTGAAGAAGAAGGGCACGCCGGCGGCGGCGCATCGATCGCGAAGGTCGCGCACCCAGTCCGGGTGCATCGGCCTCGCGCGCGGGCCGCTTTCGCCGCCGGCGATGATCCAGTCCGGCATGATCGCGTGCGAAAGGTAGCCAAGATCACCGAGCAGCGGCTCGGCTGACCAGAAGCGGACGGCCGCGGGGCAGGCTTTTAGCGCGGCGCCGCGAACGAGCGCGACGTATTTGTCCTCGACGCTGGTGCCCAGCCAGACGTTGGGCAGGGGGAAAGAGGTAAAAGCGTTGGAACCTCGCTCGTCCAGCGCATCCATGGCGTTAAGCCATTTTCCAACTCGCTCGGGCACGTTCAGGTAGACCCGCATCCGCTCCGGCCGCTTGGTCAGCACCTGGAATGTGTGCTGCGGTGCCAGCGCCATCACCGCGAAAATGCGGTCGATCAGTTCGTCGGGCACAGCCTCGTGAAACAGGTCGGACATGGAGTTGACGAAGATCTGGCGCGGCCGGCGCCAGCGCAGCGGCTGTAGCAGCGTCTGTTCGCCAGCGAACGCGACCTTGCCAGTCCAGCGCGGCCCGCCGCGAGTGCGCTTTGCCAGTCCTTCATAGGCTTGCCCTGGCCCGCTAAACCGTGCCGCCACACCCTCGGCATAGCAGTTGCGGCATCCCTCGCTGACCCGCGTGCAGCCGCGCAGCGGGTTCCAGGTCGCATCGGTCCATTCGATCTTGGTGTTGTCGGCCATCAGACCCTCCCGGCCAGGTGGAGCGCCAGGGCGGCGGCGCGGGTGTAATCGGCCTTGCTGTTGTCGGGCATGATGCTGGCATGCTCGAGCTCGGCGGCGAGCTGATCGACGGTCTTGCGGCGCCAGGCGGGTTCGTTGGCGCGCAGCTGCTCGAGCGCCTCGAGCGCAGCGGGGGGAAGGTCGCGGATCATGCGCCGGCGTCCAGCTTCTCGGTCGCCAGCACGACACGTGCGGCCAGTTCCAGCATCCGCTGCGGATCCAGCATCTGGCCCTCGACTCCAAGCCATTGCTCGGCGATCTCCTCGAACGTCTGGTGCGGTTCGCCGGCGTTGCGCAGTGAGTTGATGGCATCGAGCAGCCGGTGCTCGGCCTTCGACACGCCGATGCGCATGTCGGTCTCGCCGCCTGGTGAGCGGGGTTTGTGGCTCATTCGGGCAACCGTTCGTCGACTTGGTCGTGTGCACTGGCAGTCAGCGAAATTCGCGACTTATCGCCATGCCGCCCTCGCACCCATGTGAAGGCGATTTGGGTGCAGTTTTCGTCGAGCGGTCGAGGCGTCGCGCCACGGAAGGCCCCATGGCCGCCGTGGAAGTCGCCGCGAACCATGGTAACGCCATGCTCGCGCGCCAATGCCACAACAGCCTGCGCAAACGCCTTGTGGGCGTCGTTGATTGGTGTCGGTCTCAAAGCCCGGCCCTCCCGGCGATCCCGGCGATGATCGCGCCGGCGAGCAGCGTCAGCGACAGAAACGTCGCGGCGGCTTTCCAGCGGTCAATCCGGTCTTGCGGGTGCGGCGGGCGATAGGATGGCGACAGCCCAGTCCATTGCCGGCGCCGCTCGCAGTCCTCGTTCCTCACGGTTTTGATTGTGGGGCTGATCATGCTGCCTCCTGTTGAAAGCGGTCGACCTGGTTGCCCCAGCAGTCCCAGCCTGGGCGCTGCTGACGGGCGAAGAGCTCGGCGTAGGGGCCGGGGGCGAGGGCCTCGATCGCGGCGTACTGCTCATCGGGCTTGCGGCTGTGCTCGCGGCGGGGGGCGACGATCAGCTTACGGACGCTGGCGGACAGCCGCTGCGGCGCGCCCAGCGTGAAGAGCAGGCACTGTTCGGGGTTGCCTCGGGTCCAATGGCCCATGCCGAGCGGAAACTGGCGGTGCGCGGGCGGCAGGTCGCGGCCGCGCGGCCGGGGATCCCGGCGTTCCTTGGCCCAGTAGAAACCGACCGTCTTGAAGGTGAAGCCCCAGCGGCGGCCGAGCTCGATCGCCTCGGGCAGCATGGAATCGATGGCCCACATCAGCAGCACGCAATTCTGGTCGGCCAGGTGCAGCACCGGCAGCGCCTGCAGCTGCGGCAGCGTCATGGTCGGATAGTGGCGCACCGGCGCGCCCTGCCGGCCGTCGGGGTTCGTTGCGGGCGCGCCATCGGGGCTGCGGCCGCGCCCGGCCTCGCTGTACGTCTCATACCGCCAGGGCGGATCGGCGAGGATCACGCCGTAACGCAGCGGCATCAGGCCGGGGAAGGGCCAGTTCACGGCTTTAGCCTGTTGGTCTTCGCGCGGTGTACCGCGACTTTCAGACAGTCCTGCACCGCAGTGATCGTAAAGCCCTCGGCAAACCGATTACGGGCCCAGGCCGAAAGGGTGACCGATACCTTCGCCAGATCGGCAAGGTATGCGGCCTCCTGCTTTTCGGAGACGAGCTTGGGAAAGTCGGGCCGATCGAGGTCGGCATAGGTGAGCTTGTCGGTCAATTCACCTTCTCCCCGCGGGCGAGCCGGATCTGGCGCTCGAGCATCGCGGCAAACTGCTCGGCGATGTCGACGTCCAGCAGCAGCACGACCGGCCGCGCCAGCTCGCTGTTCACGCCCAGCGCGACGGTCACCATGGGTCGGCAGCAACCCTTGCCGCAGCCGGTGGCATGCGCGATGCCGAACGACTTCACCAGGTCGACAGTCTCCGGGTCGAGCGTGGCCAGGAAAGGCACGGTGACAGGGGCGGTGGGCGCGTCCATCAGGCGGCCTCCTCGATGCGCGCCGGCACATCGACCGCGAGCGCCATAGTGATGGGCTGCACCCAGATAGGATCGGCTGATAGCAGGAAGCTCCCGCCCGCCCATGCCAGCAGCAGCGTGCGGCCCATGGTCGACGCGATGGCGGCGGCGGCGTCGCGCGGCACGGCGTTGCCGATGCGTTCCCGCCAGGCGCTGTCGCTGATGCCGTCAAGGCTGAACAGCTGGTCGGGGTCGAACAGCGATTGCAGCGCCGCCAGCTCAAGCGTGGTGAAGGGCCGGTGCCACGTGCCGTCGAGCGCCTCGATGCGGCAGACGAGCCTGTCGGCCGGTGCCGGCATTTGTCCGATTGCTTCGGACAACTGGGCCTCGCGCGGGTCGCCGACACTGAGCGGCATGTTGTCATAGCTTCCCGAGCTCGCGACCGTGCCCGAGGGGCTGTCCCACGCGACGACGCCATAATGACCGCCGGCCTCGTAATGCTGCCGGCCGTCGCGCCAGCTGGCCGGCCGAGGATCTGCAACCGCGAAGGCGCCATTGCCTGTGCCGCTCTCCGAGATGACCGTACCGGCAGTCTCGTCCATGGCGGTGACCCGGTACTTCCCCCTGCCCTCGTTCGTGCCGCTGGTGCGGGGGTCGGCAACGCCTTGCCCGCTGCCATGCGCACTGGTGACGGCGCCTCCGTGCGACGTCCAAGGCACGATGCGGAATTCGTTGCAGTGCTTGGCTGGGCCGTGGTGGCGGGGGTCAGAAACTGCAAAGGCGCCGTTATCTGTGCCAGCGATCACTGCTCGGGCGGGCGCACTCCAGTCTTCAACTCGATACTTGCCGTGCAGCATGTCCGGGTCGGGACCGCCGCGCGGGTCTGCAACCGAGAACCTCCCCTGAATAGGGGATTTTACATGCCGCACGGTGCTGGCCGCCTCGTCCCAAGGCTGTACGCCCAGCTGCCCATATTCGCCGCCGGCTTCGTATCGGGGGTCCGCGACTGAGAAATCGCCATTGTAGACGCCGGACCGGCCTGCAATCGTGCCGCAAGGATACTGCCAAGCATTGACGCCGAGCGGCCCGCGCCACTCCCTGGCAATCCCGAAGTCCAACAAGTTTCCGTCATCGCCGACGCGCAGCGCGTTGAGCGATCGCCAGTCCTTGCCGGCCTCGACAAATGCCAGGCGCACCCATGTCTTCCATTGCAGCGCCGGAACGCGGTGCATCGGCCCGGCAGCTGCAACATCGCCGGGCATCGGCAGCTTGCCGAGGATCTCGCCGACTCCACGCAGCGGCAGGCGCATTGGCTCGTAGAGATAGGGCGGCACCTTGGCGCGGTGGCGGGCGACGAGCAGGAAGCGCTTGCGGCTTTGCGCCAGCCCGCCGATCTCTCCGCAGTCGTGAGTGGTCTCGGCAACCGCATAGCCATAGGCGTTGAACAGCGCGACGATGCGATCAAGGAGCTTTCGCCCGCGGGTCATGATGCGCGGGACGTTCTCGAAGATGTAGAGCTCGACCGGGTCGTCCTTGAAGGCCTCGAGCGTCAGGAACACCCCGCGCAGCGTCAGCCCGTTGAGCGCTTGGTACTTGGCCGTGCCGCTCTGCTTCTCGGCGAGCAAGCCTGAAAAGCCTTTGCAGGGCGCCGAGAGGAACACGATGTGGGGCGTCTCGAACCCGGCGGCGCGGTGAATGTCGGCCGTCGTGGTCTCGCGCCAGCCCGGGCCCGGCTCGCGGCCGTGGAAGGCCGTGTACTGCTCGCGGTCGAACAGATCCATGACCGTGCCGGGCACGCCAGCGAGATGCTCAAAGTCTCGGATGCCGGCCGGATCGACATCGATGCCGCCGATGCAGCGAAAGCGCGCCTGCATGTTGCCCACGCGGGCGCTCCCGCGGTTGAAGCCGGCCGCGCCGCCACCGAGGCCGCAGAACAGGTGGAAGTGGCGGATTTCCCGCGTCTCGATCTTCATCAGTCGACCAGCCCGAGCGCGAACTTGTAGATATCGAGCAACGCCTCGGCTTCCTGCCGCGCGCTGGCCTCCATTTTCCGCAGCTTCACGATCTGCCGCATGATCTTCGGGTCAAAGCCGGTGCCCTTGGCCTCGGCATAGACGTCGCGGATATCGTCGCTGATGCCCTTCTTTTCCTCCTCGAGCGTTTCGATCCGCTCGATGAACTGGCGCAGCTGCTCGGCGCTGATGTTGTCACTCATGGAAAAGGTCCTGCTGTTCGGGGCTGGGGTTCATGCTGGCGAGGATCTGGGCGCAGTGCGCCTTCACCCAGGCCGAGCGATCTTTGCGGCGCAGCTGGGCATCGGCGCGGCGGCGGGCGGCTGCTTCTGCAGAGAGCCGGCGGCCGGCTTCGGATAGCTCTGGCGGCGGCTGAAACAGCACGCGCTCTGTCGCCGGGCCGCGGAGCCGCGCGAGCAAGCGGGCGATCACGGCCGCCACCCGATGGTGAGCGCGACGCCCAGTGCGGTCAGCGCCAGCATGCCCAGCCAGAGCAGCACCCAGAAACGGGCGTTGACCGGGGCCTGCCACTCGCTGCGGTCGACATAGGGCGCCAGCGGCTCGATCGGCCGGGCAGGGGGAGCGACCAGCATGCCGCGGTGGCGGCGGGCGGCCGGGGCGGTGCGGCGGTTCATCACCACCACCCCAGCCAGCGAAACAGCGACGCCCAGCCAAGCCCGGCAACGGCGATCGTCGCGCCCAGGGCAAGGCCGAGGCCGATGCGCAGGCGCCATTCGGCGCGGCGCTCGGCTTCGACACGGTTGCATTCGTCGCATCCGGGCTGGCCATCGTGCCAGCGCTCGAGCGGGACCGGCCGGCCGCAGCAGCTGCAGGGGCGGAAAAGGAAAGCCCAAGGCCCGTCCTGATCCGAATGAAGGGGCGCCACCCCGGCATGGCGCGCGTGGGGGGACCTGGGGAGGCGGACGGGAAGCACCGCGCCGGGGCCAGGCTGCCGGTCAGCGGGGGTAAGCTGCCGGGCATGGAGGAAGAAGGGAGGCGGCGCAGGGCGGGCCGCGTCGACGATATCGCGCCAGGCGATCTGTTGTGCGTTGAGCCCCATGGCTCAATCTCCCGCGCCGCGCGGGCCTGCCCGGAAAAGCCGGGGAGTCGGCGGCGTCGAGAGGGCAGTTTAGATTAGCTAAACCGCTCGTCAAGGAAAAAGTTTAGTCGTGCTAAACTTCGGTTTTGCGCTGCTGGCCTGTCAGGGGTCGGATAGTATCACAGCGTCACCGCGCGAGGTGGCGGTAATTTCAACCTCGGCCGTTCGGCCGGGGCATTCGTACATCGCGCTCCACGTTGATGTTTGGCCTGGGCCCAGATCGGTTACGTCGAGATAGGACTTGTCGGATCCGACCAATTTTCCGTTCTTGAAGAATTGGAGAGCGATGCGGACATACGGCAGCGAATCGGTGCTTGTGTTCGTCACCTTGGCGTTGGCGTGGCAATATGTGTCGCCGTATGCCTCCCAAGAGAATTTATCGAGCCGGGCCTCCTTGCGGACGGCCGGCGCCGAATAGTCCAGGCTATTGCTGGACGAGAGTGACGAGGCCGCAGAATTGCTGGCGGGCACCTCCGTCATGGAGCATTTGACAACACCCACCAGAAGGACGGCTCCAATCCCGATCTTCACCCAGCTGTCAATTTTCGCTTTTGCAGCGCGCGCATCGAGTTCGTCGGGCGTCAGCTCATGACCACAGTGGCGGCAAACAAGCGCTTCGCCCTGGATCTTCTCGGCGCAGCGCGGGCAGCTTACTTTCGCCATCGGCCTTTGATCTCCGCAATATCGATCGGCTGCTCTGCTGCCCATTCGACGGCAGGCTCTGCCGCCAACTGCACTCTGGCTATCTGTCTTGCGGAAATTCGCAACTGACGAATGGCCATCGCGTCATCAGGATGGAGCAGCAGTTCATAGGGTGCAATCTGCAGATACTGGGAGACCTCGTTGATGGTCTCTCGGTTATAAGCCTGCGCGTTGTGCCATACGAGGTTGGCCTTTGACTTGTTCCAGCCGAGGTCGCGGACGAAATCCACCTGGCGCTTGCCGAGCATCTTTGCCCAGTCCCTGAGGAACCAATCGTTTATCGGCTTGGCCATTGGTGTAGAATATCGGAACGAACGCAGGGCGTCGTCACGACAGGTCCAAACGACATCGGTTGACACGATGTTTAGATTATCTAAACTGCGCGACATGGATATTCGATCATTCAGGCAATCCCGAGGGATGACGCTCGAGGCGCTTGGAAAGGAAATTGGCGTCACCAAGGGCTATCTCTCACAGATTGAGAATGGCGAGCCGTGCTCGCAGCAGGTCGCGCTGAAGCTCGAAACCTTCAGCAAGGGCGAGATCGACGCCGCTGCGATCTGCCCGGCCGTCATGGCGGCGCGAGCGAACAAGGCCGCCGCATGACGGCCTGGGACTTTTCGCCCGAACAGCGCGAGATCATTCAGCAGATGATCCGGGACGAGATCGATCGGCAATTCGGTGCCGAGCCGCCGCCGCGCGGGCAGGGCGTCACCCTCAAGCCGGACGGCGTCATGCTCGATATCGGCAAGCCAGTGGCGGATACGCCACCCTTTGGTCGCTTCGGCGACTGCGGCGAGCTCGACAAGCTGCCCTGATGCTGGATTGTTCATGGCCTGAGGCTCGCCGATGACCCGGGGGCAAATCCACCGAATCGCGGCCATGCCGGGCGTGTCTTTGCACCTCAGGACACAGGCCGACACGCTCGAGCGGATCAAGTTCGAGGATGGCCTGCACGACCGCGATATCGGCGACGTGATAGGCAAGTCGAAAGACCGCGCCGAAGAAGCCCGGAAGGGCAATGCCGACATCAGCGCCTATTCCTTTATCCGCGCCGGCAACCAGTGGGGGGCGCGTTTCCTCGACCCGCTGCTCTTCAACGCCGGCATGCGCTCGACGGCGGTGGTGCAGCCCGGATGTGTGGCGCACGCCCCGCGGGTGCTGACCGCCGCGCTGTTGAAGCTGATCGACGCCGCCGCCGGCGACGGGGTTGTCGATCGGCAAGAGCTGCTGGCCGCCGCGCCGGAGATCCTCGAGCTCGGCAAGGTGTCCGACATGCTCAACCGCGCACTGGCGGAGGCTCGACAGTCTTGAGCAACGCGCTGCTTCGCGCCGTCCACCGGGTGAAGGGCCTGCCGCCGATGGCGCGCCAGGTGCTGACCGTGCTGGCCGATGAGGCCCGGGATTCGCGGGGCGGGCGATCATCGCTGACCACGGCCGAGATTTCTTCCCGCACTGGCCTGTCGCGCCGGACGATCCACCGGGCCTATGTCATCCTGACCGATGCCGGGCACATCACCCGCGAAGAAACCGCGCCTGGGGCGCCCTTTGCCACACTCGTTCACCCGTTCTTCGGCACGCCCGCGGCGGATGCCGCCGTGTCAGAGGGGGCTGTCACAGTGTCAGACCCCCCCTGCCAACCTGTCAGGGGGTCTATATATATAGAAGAACCAGTAACCATCTCACCACGCGAGCGCGCGCGCGAGCCGGTAGCCGAGAAAAAGGGATCGGCAGATCCCGTCGACCAGGTCTTCGAGGCCTGGGACGCCTGGACGACGCGGGCGGGGCTGCCGGGGCCGGTGACGCGGGATGCGGCGCGGCGGGTGGCGGTGGCCAACAAGCTGGCTGCGGTCGGCCTCGGCCAGGTGCTGATGACGATCGACACGGTTGAGCGCGGCGTTGCGGCCGGCGGCTTCCGGCGAAAGGGCGCGATTGCCGGGCAGGGGGACCTGTTCTGCACCTTCGACGCCGTGTTCGAGCTGGGCCATGCCGCGGGGTTGCGGCTGTTCACCCGACTGCTGGATGGCGAATTCGGGCGGCCTGCAGAGCGTGACGCGCCGGATCAATTTGTTGCTGACAACAAGATGATCGACGAGCCGCCGCGTATACAGGCGATCCGGGCGGCGCTGCGGCAGCGGCTGGGCGCCAAGACCAGCGTCGCATGGATCGACCGGCTGCAGTTCGAAGAGGGTGGCGGCGAGCTGCTGGCGCTCGCGCCCTCGGCCTTCCACGCCGATTACGTCGCCAGCCAGTTCGCGGCCGACCTGCGCAGCGCCGCCGGCGGCCCGGTGAAGATCACGGTGAGGGAGAGCGTTTGATGCGCCTGCTTGGACGAGGAGCATCTGTCGCGCTTCTGGCAGGGATGATTGCCAGCGTTGGCGTCAGCGCGTCGGTCGTCGCTGCCGAGGAGGCGCCCGCGCCCAAGAAGCGCGTGGTTCGAAGCCGGGGCAGGACGCTGCCAGGAGTGGCTCGTGCGAACCTCGGACGCGGTCACCCCGATTATGGCATGACGGTCGCCGAGCATCTGGCTGCCAAGCGCGATCGGATCGCGCGCTGGGCGGCTTTGGCGCCAGTCAGCAGCTGATCGGGCTGTAGCGGGGGACGGCGGCTTGGGCTTCGATCATCGCGCAGGAGAGGTCGGCGCTGCCGGCCTCAACGCGCGCGAGGATCCGGCCGAAGCGGTCGAAGGCTTCCGGGCGCACCCAGACGATGCCGCGCGTCATCAGCTCGGCGAGCGCGCGCTGGGCGGCGGCACCGTCGCCGGGGGTGCAGACGCGGTGCTTCTGGCAGTGGCCGGGCATTTCGGGGGCATCGATCCCGAGCAGGCGGACGCGGGTTTCGATCCCGGCGCAGGCGATGGTGTCGCCATCGATGGCGCGCGGTGCCTCGCAGACGAAAGCGGCGGGAATGTCGGGCGGGGGCGCGGCGAACATGACCGGCATCTTACCAGAACATTGACGCCGGAGCGCGCGGCAAAAGAACCATTCCGACGAGCGGCGCCGGGTCGGCGTGTTGCGAAAATGCACCACTTTCGATAGTTCAACGCAGGCGAGGAGACAGGAATGGGGCGGCGTCGGCGACGGGGACATTCAAGCGCCGCCGCTATGTCGATTGTCGACGAGCTGCCAGTGACGGCAAGCGAGGTCCAGCGCGCGGCCGCCCGGCTCCGCCAGCGCCAGGCGCGCGAGCGCAAGATAGCCGCGATCGAGGCCGGGCTGCCGACGCCCGAGCAGCAGAAGCGCAACGTCTATGAGCGGGTGCTGATCAAGGAGCCGGGGGTGGCGCGCGGGCGCCATGCGCTGAAGAATGTCACCGCCGCGCCGATCGACCGCTGGTTCGCGCGTGGGTTGATCGACGAGCGCCAGCACCGTGCCGCGACCCGGTATCGGGAGGATTGGGAGCGCGCGGGCTTTCAGCGCAGCATAATTGGCCGATATGACGGCTTCGGCGGCGGTCGGAGCAGCACCGGCGGCGTTCCGGGGCCTGACAGCGCGGCTCAGATCGACGCCTGGAATCGCTGGCGCGACGCACGCGCGCAGCTGCAGCAGGGATTGGTCGAGGTGTTCGATGCCATGGTCCTGCACGATCTGGCGGCGGAGGAAATCGTTCAGCGCGACGATGATTTTCGAAGTGCCGGCGGCGCTTTTGCCGCTCGCTTCGTGTCTTTCTATGTCAGGATCGCGGCAACCCACCTGGCGATCTATTATCGGTTCTGACGCCGTGGCGGATATGTCACAACCTGTTGCGCGACTGTACAGTCGCTGCTAAAGGAAATGCGAGTTCGGGGACTGCGCCTATGCCGCGGTTCCGAATGGTCCACGTAAATCCTCGACCTGTTCGGGAGGTGCCATGCCACCGCCTGCAGAGCCGCCGCGCCGTACCTATGCCCAGCGCGCGCACGAGGTTGCCGACCTGATCAACAAGATTGCCCAGCTGCGCAGCGATCCCGACCTTTGGCACGAGGCCAAGGACGACGCGGCGCGGTCGGCGCGCCGGCTGGCGCTGGCGCTGGAAGCGGACGGGCTTTGAGCGGAGGCAGCCATGGCGCTTCATCCGACAATGCGCGCGACGCTGGTCGCGCTCTACGGCGAAGATAACGTCGCGCTGCTTGAGCGGGCGGAGATGGAGGGCGCGCCGACGCCGGATCCTGACGAGCTGGTGATCGTGCCGGACGAGGCCGAGGCCGAGCGATTCCGGATCGAGCTGGAGCGTGACGAGCGCGGGCCGCCGATCGACTGGCCGGACGGCTCGTGAGCGATATCGTCGATCATCCGGCCGCTGCCTATCCGGCGGGGCTGAAACGGGCGCTCGTGCCTGTGACGGTGCTTGTTGGCCCGGCCGGCAATGGCGCGGCACAGCGGGCGGCAGCGATAGCGCTGCGCCAGCCCGGCTGCGTGGTCATCGACAAGGTGGCGATCATCCGGGAGATTTCCGGCGGGCAGCCGGGCGACTGGATCCGCCAGGCGCTGACATTGCGCAACGAGAAGCTCGCCGATCTGGCCAGCCCGCGCGCAATCGAGGCGGCCGGCATCGTGAGCGCGGTCCTGATCGAACAGGCGCCGCGGCGATGGCAGCGGCAATTTTGGGCTGAGCGCCTGGGGGCGGAGGTCGTGCTGCTCGACCCGGGCCGGGCCGAGGCGCTGATCGGTGCGGAGGCCGAGGGCGTAGCCGCCCGCTGGGTGCACCGCTGGTATGCCGAGGCCGCCGAGCCCGAAGACCGTCCGATGGTACCGGCGCAGCGGCCGAGCGCCGCCAAGCGCGGGTACAACGGCAAGCACCGGCTGATGCGCGACAAGCAGCTGGCGAAAGAGCCGTGGTGCCGGTTCTGCTGGGAAGAGCGCCAGGTGAAGGTGCCGGCGACGGTGCTCGATCACATCGAGCCATTCCGCGACGCCGCTGGCGAGATGAATTTCAAGCTCTGGGGCGATCCGGCCAATCACCGGAGCCTTTGCCAGCCATGCCATGACGCCCGCGGCGCCCAGCGCAATCGGCCGGAAAAGCCGCCGGGCGCCGGCGTCGATGGCCGCCCGCTGGACCCGGCGCATCCGTGGAATCGGCGGAAGACGCTTTGAACATTCCCCGCGAAAAAGAGCGGGGGGCAGGGGTGCGCGAACACCCCGAGCCGCAGGCGGTCACCTGCACCTTGGGCTGCGCGCGCAGCCTTTAGTCCCCGCACCCGATTCGGGCGGGACGATGATCGGTAACCATTCATGGAGAGTCCAACCCTAGTTGGGGTCAAACCGGTGCGACCGGTGGCGCCTTATGTCGGCGGCAAGCGCGTCCTTTCGGGTCGGCTGGTCGATAAGATCAACGCCACGCCGCATAGTCTTTACGCCGAGCCCTTCGTCGGCATGGGCGGCGTATTTCTGCGCCGCGACCGCCGTCCGAAGGTCGAGGTCATCAACGATATCTCGGCCGACGTTGCGACGCTGTTCCGGATCCTGCAGCGGCATTATCAGGCGTTCCTGGACATGCTGCGCTGGCAGCTTTCCTCGCGTGCCGAGTTCGAGCGACTGATGAAGGTCGATGCCGACACGCTGACTGATCTCGAGCGCGCTGCGCGGTTTCTGTATCTGCAGCGCACGGCGTTCGGCGGAAAGGTCGTCGGCCGCAACTTCGCCATGGTGGCGCCAAGCCGCTTTGACCTGACAAAGCTGGTGCCGATGCTCGAGGACGTTCACGACCGGCTCGCCGGCGTGACGATCGAGCGGCTGCCCTTTGACCAGTTCATCCGGCGGTACGACAGCCCTGGCACGCTGTTCTATCTCGATCCGCCATACTGGCAGAACGAGGGCGACTACGGCGCCGGCGTCTTCGCCCGCGAGGATTTCGCGCGGATGGCCGACCAGCTCGGCCAGCTGCAGGGCCGGTTCATCCTGTCGATCAACGACCGGCCGGAAGTGCGCGAGCTTTTCCAGGACTTCGTCACTGAACCTGTCGGCCTGACCTATCGCCTCAGCGGCAAGCCGACCGAGGCACGCGAGCTGATTATTTCGGGGCCGCGGGTTGCATCGTGAAGGCGCTCAACCCGGGGGCGCAGCGGGTGCTGCGCAGCCCTGCGGTGGCCAAGGCGCTGGCGCAGCGGCAATCGACGGCAGCGGTGACGCTGGGGCTCGCCAGCGAGGCGCTGGCTGGGCTTGAGCGGGGCGGGCATGTGTTTGGACTGACCAAGGGTCAGTTTTCGATGATCGATATCGCCTCGGCGCTGCTCGACAAGGCCGGGCCGGCGCGGGTCTCGGTGTGGACCTGGTGCATCGCGGCCTATGAGATCGAGGCCTTCACGGCCTTCATGCGGGATAGCCGGATCAGCCAGCTGCGCATGGTCATGGATTATAGCGCGGCGCGGCGGGATCAGCCGCTGCTGGCTGAGATGCAGCATCGGTTCGGTGTCGAATGCCTGCGGGTCGCCAAGACGCACGCCAAGATCCTGACCATTGCGTCGGAGAGTGGCTGGCGGCTGGTCGCGCGCGGCTCGATGAACCTCAATTTCAACCCGCGGTTCGAGCAGTTCGACGTCTCCGATGGCGACGGTGCGTTCGAGGTCATGGCTGGAATCGAGGCCGAGATCTGGCGCAGCTCGCCACCGTTGCCCGTGGCCAGGGTCAGCCATGACAAGGCGGTCGACGTGCTGGCGATCGGCGGGCAACCCTCGATGCCAGGCTGGGCGGCAGCGGCGGCGAGCGTCAAGCAATGGTGGTGACCGATGCCGAGCGAGATTGCCATCCCGGAGCCCAGCTGGGCGACGTCGGAGACCGGCTGGGGCGTTGAGACCGCGGCGCTGGCCAGTGACAAGTGGCAGGAGCTGGCGCGGCTGCTCGACAATCGCGGCGTCGACCTGCGCGAGGCGGCGACGGCGATCGAGCTTTACGCGATCACCTATGCCCGGATGCGACTGGCCGAGGCGCATGTCGCGGAGCATGGCCCGATGGTGCCGGCGCCGCGCACCGGCGTGCCACAGCACAACCCCTATCTGGCGATTGCCAACCGGGCGGCGGCAACCCTGATGCGGCTCGACAAGGAGCTGCAGCTGACGCCCAGGCACGGCGGCGGCAAGCCAAAGCGGCGCGGCGGCGGCACTGGCGTGATCCTTTGACGCCGGGGGCCTGATGACCGATCGCACCACCGCCTTTGCGCGGGCCATCGTCGCCGGCGAGCTGGTTGCGGGCGAGCTTGAGCTCGCGGCCTGCCGCCGGCACCTGGACGATATCGAGAATGGCGCCGCCCGCGGCCTGGAATGGCGGCCGGCGGAGGCCGAGGCGATGATCGCGGCCTATCCGGCCAATTTCACGATTACCGACGGCCCGCGCGCCGGCGAGCCTTTCGATCTGCTCGACTGGATGATGTTCGTCACCGGCTCGCTGTTCGGCTGGTTCAAGACGGATCCCGAGGGCAACACCCGCTGGCGCTTCGACGAGGCGTACATCGAGACCGCCAAGGGGCAGGGCAAGTCGCCCTGGATGGCTGCCACCGGGCTGATCGCCATCGGTGGGCTGGGGCGCAAGCGCGCCCAGGCCATCGTCACCGGGCCCAAGGACGAGCAGGCGCTGATCACGCTCGGCGATGCCGCGGCGATGGTGCGGGCGACGATGCCGGGCGAGGATGATGGCGTCACGCTCGAGAGCGAGGGCAAGTTCAAGGTTCGCGGCATGGGGGCCGCCAGCCATACGGTTGAGCACCTGGCAAGCGGCGGCGTTTTCAAGACCATGTCGGGCAAGGCGACGCAGCTCAGCGGTCCGCGGCCCGACGTGGTTTTCGTCGACGAGGTTCACGAGCTCCACACCGTGGCGCTGATCGATATGCACCAGGCGGCGCTGGCCAAGAACCCGCGCGGCGGCCTGCTGATCGCCTGTTCGAACACGCCGGCGCAGACGCAAGGGGTGGGGACGTTTTACAGCGAGCGCGCCCAGCGCGTCGTCAAGGGCCTCGATTTCAACGACAGCCTGATGGTCTATATTACGCGGGTCGATATCGCCGATCGGGAGACGGTGTTCGATACCGAGGGCGTCTGGCGTAAGTCGATGCCGGCGCTGGGGGTTACGTTCCCCAAGGAGAATGTCCGGCGCGAGGTTTCGAAGGCTCGGGTCAATCCGAGCGAGGCCAACCGGGTGAAGCGCCTCTATTTCGGGATCCCGACGGGTGCCGTGGACTTCTGGCTCGACGACCCGACGCTTTGGGAGAATGCCCAGGCGCTGGTCGACGAGAAGGCGCTGGTCAACTGCCCCTGCTGGCTGAGCCTCGACCTGTCCGACAAGCACGATCTGACCGCGCTGACGGCGGCGTGGGCGGTGCCGATCGGCATGACGGCCGAAGGCCATGAAATGACCCGGCTGGTCACCAAGACCTGGTACTGGACGTGCGAGGCCAATCTCGACGAGCGCGCGCGCAAGGACCAGATGCCATACGAGCTTTGGCGCGACCAAGGCTTCCTGAATGTCGTGCCTGGCGCCAGCATCACAAAGGATTTCATCGCGCTGGAAGTGGCGCGGATCTTCGACGAGCAGCTGGTCCAGTTCCTTGCCTATGACGTCGCCAAGATGGCGAGCTTCATCGAGGCCTGCGATCGGGTCGGCTTCGCGGTTTGGAAATTCCGCGGCGACAAGGAAAAGCCGGGGCAGGGGTTGATGCTCGTGCCGCATGGCCAGGGGCTGCGGATCTCTTTCAGCGAAAAGCAGCAGCTGAGCATGCCGATCAGCGTCGAGGAGCTCGAGGACCGGCTGCGGCTGGGCACGATCGTCATCGACGCCAACCCGATCACTACCGCCTGCGCCTCCAACGCAGCGCCGATTTCGGATTTCGCCGGCAACCGGGCCTTCGACAAGAGCCGCTCGCGCGGCCGCATCGACGGGCTTGTCACGCTCGCCATGGCTGCCGGCGCTGCGGCGATGAAGACGCCGAAGCCGCGAACGTCGGTTTACGAGAAGAGAGGGATCATCACGCTATGAGGATCCTGGGCTTCGAGATCCGGCGCGCGGCAAAGCAGTCGGCGGGCGGGCCTCGCGCCTCGGTCACCTATAGCACCGCCGGCGATGCCACGGAGATCGCCGCGATGCTGCGCGGGGATGGCGCGGTAGGCCCTGTTGGCCCCGAGCAGGCGATGAAGGTTGCGGCGGCCTATCGGTCGATCACGCTGATTGCCGGGGCAGTGGCGACGCTGCCGCTGGCGGTGAAGCGGCGCGACGGGGATATGCGGCTGGATGCCAGCGAGCATCCGCTGTGGAAGGTGCTGACGCGCCGGCCCAATAGCTGGCAGACGCCGGCGCAGTTCAAGCGCCAGCTGCAATCACATTTGCTGCTGCGCGGCAACGGCTATGCGATAAAGGTGCGCAGCGGCAACCGGGTGTCGGGGCTGATCCCGATGATGCCCGACCGGGTCCGCGTCGAGCAGAAGGACGATTTCAGCCTCGTCTATCACTACACGACTAAGCGCGGCGCCCAGGTGACGCTTCAGCAGGCGGATGTGTTCCACCTCGTCGGCCATTCGATTGATGGCGTGAAAGGTGTCTCGCCGCTACATTTTGCACGCGAAACCATGGGCCAGGCGCTCGAGATGCAGGGGCATGCCCGCGCCGTTTACTCGAACGGCGCCCGCATGTCGGGCACGCTTACCCACCCGAACGAGCTCGGCACCGAGGCTCGGGAGCGGATTGGCGAGAGTTTCGAGGCCTTCCGCGCCGGCGGCGATCGCGACGGCAAGGTACTGATCCTCGAGGAAGGCATGAAGTACGAGCGCATGGGCCTGACGATGGCCGATGCGCAGTTCATCGAGGCGCTTGCGGCCAACCGCGCCGAGGTCTTCATGTATTTCGGCGTCCCGCCGGAAATGGCCGGCGATTCCAGCGGCGCAAAAGCGCCGACGGCCAGCGGCTTTGAACAGCGTTCCCAGAATTTCGTCGCCTTCACGCTTGAGGACTGGCTGACGACTTGGGAGCAGACCATCGCGCGCGACCTGATCGCCGAGAACGAGCCCAATCTCTACGCCCGATTCAACCGCGGCGCGCTGGTGCGCGGCGACATCCGCACCCGCTACTCTGCTTATGCCGTCGCCCGCCAGTGGGCGATCATGACGCCCGACGAGATCCGCGCGCTCGAGGACATGGGCCCGCTGCCCGATGACGAGGGTGCCAACCCCTTCGTGGGCGGCAACGCCCAGCGCACCAACGCCGGCGACCCCTTCGCCGATCCAGCAGCTTCCCCGGATGGAGACCCCGCTAATGCGTGACAAGTTCATGCCCCGCGTGATGGCGCGCACGCGCCCGGCGCCGATCAATCTGCAGCGCCCGGCCGGCGTCGAGTGCTTTGCGCCGGATGACGCCCGCGAAGGCTGGCGCGCCGGCATCCGCGCGCTGGAAAAGGGCGACAACGTCATCACCATTTTCGAGGACATCGGTTACGACTGGTGGACCGGCGGCGGGGTGACGGCCAAGAGCATCGCGGCCCAGCTGCGCGCCATCGGCCCGCGCCCGATCGAGGTGCAGATCAACAGCCCCGGCGGCGACATGTTCGAAGGGCTGGCGATCTACAATCTGCTGCGCGACCATCCGCAGCCGATCACCGTCAAGATCCTCGGCATCGCCGCCTCGGCCGCCAGCATCATCGCCATGGCCGGCGACGAGATCATGATCGGCACCGCATCGTTCATCATGATCCACAATTGCTGGGTGCTGGCGGTCGGCAACCGCCACGACCTGCGCAAGACCGCCGACACGCTGGAACCCTTCGACGCCGCCTGCGCCGGGCTTTATGCCGCGCGCAGCGGCCAGACCGAGGCCGAATGCGCCACCTGGCTGGACGCCGAGACCTACATGAACGGCACCCAGGCCATTGAGCGCGGCTTTGCCGACGCACTGCTGCCGGCCGATGCGGTGGTCGAGGATCCGGCGGTGACGGCCAAGGCGGCCGCGCTGAACGAGGTGCGGGCGGTTGAACGGGTGCTGGTGTCAGGCGGCATGAGCCGCAGCCAGGCGCGCGCCCATATCGCCAAGATCAAGGGTATCGACATTAACGAGCTTCGGGGCACGCGCGACGCTGCCTTGGAAACCGGCACGCCAGGCGCTGCCGACGAGAGCGGCTGGGACGCGGGGGCAATCGCTGCCGCTCACAGCCTTCTGGCAACCCTGCGGGCCTGACGCCGAGGCGCAGCGCCGCAACCCAAGGAGACCAACATGAAGCCCCGTATCTTCGCCGTTCCGGCGGCCCCGCTCGCGCGTCCGCGCGGCATCATCGGCGCCATCCGTGGCGACGCTTCCGACCCCAAGGCCGTGCTCGCCGAGCTGCAGAAGGCCTTTGCCGAGTACAAGACCGAGATCAACGCCAAGCTGCCGGATGCCGAAAAGGTCAACCGGCTGGACGGCGTGATCACCGATCTGCAGGCGTCGCTGGACGCGCAGGCGCAGGCCATCGCGGCGCTGCGGCTGGGCGGCGGCGGCGGCCAGCCGGGCGAAACCCCGGAAGCCAAGGAGCACCGCGACGCCTTCAAGGCGTTCATGGCGCGCGGCGACAAGCCCCAGGCGCGCGGCGCGACCTACAGCGAGCCCGATGGCGGCTTCCTGGTCACGCCGACCGTCGACACTGCGGTGACCCGCGTGCTGTCGGCCACCGTTGCGATGCGCGGCATGGCCTCGGTCATGGCTATCTCGACCGAGAGCTACAAGAAGTACAAGAGCCTCGGCGGCGCCGCGGCCAGCTGGACCGGCGAGCGTGAAACGCGCAGCGAAACCGGCACGCCGACCCTGGCGGAGATCGAGATCACCCCGGGTGAGCTTTATGCCGAGCCCGCCGCCAACCAGCAGCTGCTCGACGATGCGTTCGTCGATGTCGAAGCCTGGTACGGTGACGAGCTGGCGATCAGCTTTGCCGAAAAGGAGGGCGAGGCCTTCATCATCGGTGACGGCGTCAAGAAGCCGCGCGGGATCCTCGGCTATCAGATGGTGGCCAACGGCAGCTATGCCTGGGGCAAGGTCGGTTACGTCGTGTCCGGCAATGCCAGCAGCTTCATCGCGGCCTCGTCCTCGGCCTCGCCGGCGGACTGCCTCGTTGATCTCTACCACGCGCTGAGGGCCGGTTACCGCGCCAACGGCAGCTTCCTCATGAGCGACCTCACGGCCGGCACCGTGCGCAAGTTCAAGGATGGCCAGGGCAACTTCCTGTGGCAGCCCTCGATCGCGGTCGACAAGCCGTCGACCCTGCTTGGCAAGCCGGTGGCGTTCTCGGACTATATGCCGAGCGTTGCCGCCGACGCTTTCCCGATCGCCTTCGGTGATTTCCGGGAGGCCTACACGATCGTCGAGCGGATCGGGATGCGCACCCTGCGCAACCCGTACAAGACCAACGGCGTGGTGTTTTTCTACACCACCCGTCGCGTCGGCGGCGCCATCACCAACTTCGAAGCGATCAAGACCCTCAAGATCGCCACCTCGTAAGCTGGCCCAGCCGGCGGCGGGGGACCGCCGCCGGCAACCGGGATTGACGGAAACGCCCTGGCGGAACCGCCCGTCCTCAACCCCTTCCAACATTGGAGAGCACAATGCGCGATCTCGTTTCGCGGGTGGCGATCTCGTCCCCGCATTTCCCGGCCGTTCTGACGGCCACTCCGTCGGCCGTTACCGTTGACCGCCGCGGCTATGAATCGGTGACCTTTGCCGTCGACACCGGCGCCGGCGGCATCACCTTCACCGGCACCAACAAGATCGAATGGACGATGACGGAATCGGACGACGGCTCCACCTGGACCAACGTCACGACCGGCAGCGTCCGCGGTGCCGCTGGCACGGAGCCGGCCATCACCAACGGCATCGTCGAGGCCTATACCTCGGCGAAGGCGGCTGCCTCGACGACCGAGTACGGCTATGTCGGCGACAAGCGCTATGTGCGCCTGACGCCGGTTTTCGGTGGCACCCATTCCACCGGCACGCTGGTCGGTACCAAGGCCGTCCTGGGTCACCCGGCGAATTCGCCGGCGGCCTGATCAACCCACCGGGAAAGCAAGAGAGGGTCGCGCCAGCTGGCGCGGCCCTTTTTCCTGGCAAGCCTGAGGATCCAGAATGGCCAAGTCCATTGCCACCGCGGTGCTTGATGCCCCGCTCGATGCGATCGCTGCGGCGACCGAAATGTATTTCTGCAACGGCCAGCCGACGAGCCGCGCCGATGCCATCACCAAGAAGTCGGCCAATGCCATCACGATCGACGCCGGCGATTTCGCCAAGGCCGACGGCGGCGTGGCGGGCAGCCGCAAGCTGACCGTGGCGGCGCAGAGCGGCACCGCGACCGCGAGCCAGAACACCGATCACATCGCGCTGTGCACCGGCTCGGCGCTGCTGCTGGTGACGACGGCGCCGGCGCAGACGAGCAACAACGGCCAGCCGATCAACAGCCAGGCCTTTGACGTCACCATCGGCCCGCTGAGCTGACGCCGACATGGCGATTACCGCGGCGGAGGTCGAAGCCGGCGGCTGGGTGCTTGCACTCACCATTGCCGGCTCGCTGACCTCGCCCGCTACCGACTTCGACGCCTATCCGCTCAGCCCGGATGCGTCGCCCAAGGTCGTTCTGGCGCTGTCTTCGCCCGGCTTCGTCAAGTCCGGCGGCGAGGCAGTGGCCGGCAGCCTGGCGCGGTCGCTTGTCGGCATGCGCGCGCTGCGCAAGCCGGTTGATCCGCTCGACCCGACCGTCGATCTCCTCGACGAGACCGACCTGGGCGGCGGGCTGATCAAGGTTCGCATTGCGCTGTCGGAAGAGGTTTACACCGGCGATACCGGGCTGACGCTCGCTGTGCTGGCCGGCTGGCGCGCCGGCGAGGGCGCCGCCTCGGGGATTTCGGTTACCAACAATTCGGCGATCGCGCCGCCGGCGCCGGTCTTCCGTTGGGTGCTGCCGCCCTATCAGACCGCCAGTGGCGCGTTCCGCGCCTCGATGATCGTCGGCAGCGTTCACCCTGTGGGCTTTGAGCCTGTTGCGGGCGTCAAGTTCACCGCCACCGATGGCGCCACCGTCAAGACGATCTGGGCCACCACGCTGGCCACCGACAACAGCTATGGCGACAATCTGCGCTGCTACACGGTCGAGTTCGACCCAGCCGCCTCGCCGGCGCTGACGGCGGGCCTGCTGCGCATCGATGGTGAAGTCTATCCGTGGCTGGGCGCGATGCGCTCGACCGATCCGGCCGGCACCAAGCTGCTGACCAACATCCGGTCGGATGGCTTCAGCCTCAATGCCGAAGCGCCTGCCGTCATCGGATATGACCCGGACGGCACGCGATACGGCCAGCTGTGGACCTTCATCGATCCGGTCAACGGCACCGCGACTGCCAGCGCTGCGATGGTCGCCACCACGCTCGCCGGCGCCAAGGCGGTCGCAGCGGCCTCGCGGCCGGTCAATCTGACGACGGCCATCGCTGCCATCGGCCTGGTCAACCGCACGCTGGCTGCGGCCAACGGCCAGGCGGCGGCCAGCCGCGCCGCCGACGGCGCCTATGCGGTGCTGGCGGCGGGCGTGCATGCCAACCCCGGCAGCACGTCGATCTCCACCACCATCACCTCGCTGGAGATCCCGGTGCGGGTCATCGGCGACCCGGAAGACAGCGACCCGCGCGCCAACTGCATTCTGGAGACGGCGGGCACGACGCCAAACCTGCGGGTGACGAGGATCCTGTTCAAGGATCTCACCATCCGCTCGGGCACCGGCGTGCTGGGCGGCTCGACGATCTTGCGCATGTGGTTCGACAACGTCGAGATCCGCGGCAAGAGCGGCAGCGAGGCCGCCACCACCTTCCCGGTGGGCAGCACGGCGGCCAGCGGCGGCACCTTCAACGTGTCGATGACCAAGACGAAGATGTGGCGGGCCGGCTATACCATGGGCGGCGCCAACCGCTTTGTCGGCCTGCTGCGCGCCTGCGAAATGTCGCGCCGCGGTACCGGCCTGTGCATGGTCAAGAACCGCTGGATCGGCAAGGCCGAGGACGGCTTCACCAGCGCGAACACCATCGAAGGCTTCGGCCATGTGCCGCAGACCGCGACGCTCGGCGGCCTCGAGGACACGGTCCTCGCCTATAACGACATGCGGTCGATCCGTTGGACGGGCTGGTCGGCAACGCCGGCGCCAGCGGCGATTTCCGGCGTCTCGCCACAGACGGCGCGCCATCGCCGCCACCTCATCTTGAACAACATCTACGAGCGGATCAGCGGCACCGCCGGCGTGTCGAAAACCTCCGACACGATGTGGACCTATGGCGAGAGCACCTGGGTGGTGATGGATACGATCATCATCGAGGGCAACACCATCGTCGGCGGCGGATATAACGGCTTCTACAGCGACCCGGTGCCGGCGACGCTTTCCGACGTCAACAGCCAGACCAACATCACCGTCCGCATCCGGCATGCCAACAACGCCACCGATCGCAATGCCTCGAAGCATGACGATTTCAGCGACCCGACCGTCGTCTCGATCCGCAACGCCGCCGGTCTGCCCGAAAGCCTGAAGGCCGGTTACCGGCCTGCCTGCATCGGCGCCTGGTCGGTGCACTTCGGCGTCGGCATGGAAGCGCATGTCGATTTCAGCCGATCGGGCAGCGTCAACTTCCGGCGTGACGGCGGCTCGGGCTTTGTCGGCTTGCGCGGCCTGCAGTCGCCCTTCGCCACGCCCGGCAGCCCGCTCTATGCCAACGACGCCTCGGAAAATGGCAGCGACCTGGGCGGCGGCGATTACACGCCGCAGCCGGGCTCGCCGCTGCTCGGCCGGGTCCAGCGGGGCAACAGCGACCGGGACTTTCTGAATGGCGCGCGTCTGAGCGGCGGCGCCTCGGGTGCCATCGAATCCGGGGCGATCACCATGGAGCCGGCAACGGTCAATATCGGGCTGGTGCTGGAGGCGGCGGTGCTGGCGGCGACGCCCAGCCTGGCGCCGGCCAATCTTGGGCTTGCCGTGGCGGTTGCCGCCGGCGGCCTGCAGGGCGTTGCCGGGCTTGCCGGCGCCGGCCTGCAGATCGACGCAGCGGTCAGCGCCAGCGTCATCATCGCCAGCCTCACGCTGGCGCCGGCCAGTGTCTCGATCGGCTTCTCGGCCGCGGCGGCCGGGCTGATCGTTGCAGGCGGCTTCCCGGATGTGCCGCCGGCGGCGCGCGTGATCATCGTCAGGGGGACATAGCATGCCAGTGCCCCGCGATGCCCAGAGCTGGGACTATCACCCGGACCCGGAGGAGCGGCTGGATTTCGGCGTCGACGTCGGCGCGCTGCTCGAGGACGGCGAGACCGTTGCGGCCAGCGGCGTTGTTGTTGCGCTGTCGGCCGAGGCAGAGGCGCTGGGCCTGCAGGTTGTCGAGGATCCCGACACGCTGCCCCGCGTCGCCGGCGACGGCCGCACGATCGTCTTCTGGCTTGCCGTGGACCCGGCCAGGCGCGCCGAGCCCAGCTGGGATGGCTGGGGCAGAGACGTGCCGGTGTCGATCAGCTGGGCCAGCGATGGCCTCGAGCCGCGCACGTTCCAGCGCGACTTTGTCATCACCGTGAGGGATCGCTGATGCGCGTGCTGCCGAGGCCGCTGGGCCAGCCGGAGATCGAGGTCGTCACGCTCGACCAGCTGCGCGCGCATTTGAACATCGAGGGCGGCGATGTTGGGGATGACGCGCTGCTGCGTGGTTTCCTGATCGCGGCGCGGCACTGGATGGAGGAATGGCTGGGCCGGGTGATCGGCCGCCAGACGGTGCGGGCGACGTTCGAGGCCTGGCCGGACTGGATGACCGGCACCTCGATCGAGTTGCTGATGCCGGTGGAGAGCGTCGATTCCATCAGCTTTACCGCCCCGGCCGGGACGCCGGTGGCATGGACCGACTTTGTGGCGCGGCAGACGCAGGGCGGTGTCATGCGCGTGCGGCCGAAGGCCGGCACCAGCTGGCCGACGTTGGGCGATGATCCGGTGATCACGCTGGACGCCACCGCCGGCTGGGAGACGGTGCCGGAGCCGGTGGTGGCCGGCGTCATGATGCTGGCGGCATTCCTTTACGCCAACCGCGATGGAATCGGCGACGGGCGGACGGTGCTGGGCAAGCTGCCGGCCGAGATTGCAGAGATGGTGCGGCCCTGGCGCTGGCGCCTCATTGGCTGAGGGGCGGGGGATGCAGCTTTCGCTCAAGGATCTGCTGGCCGGAGCCAGTGTCATCATCGCGCTGCTCGGCCTCGTCTGGCAGGCGGCGGTGCAGGTCGAGGTCAACGCAACCCAGACGACGCGGCTCGACAAGCTCGAGGAGACGCAGCGCATCGACCATGACGCCCTGATCCAGATGAAATCGGGCATCGACGAGCTGCTGCGGAGAACGAAAGAGCGGGAGAAGTCCTGATGTTGGAAGCGGTACCGGTGGCCTTCATGGGCCCGCCCGGGCCCGGTGGTGGCCCGGCGTTCCTGTTTGCCCTGGCGATCATCATCGGCATGGCGCTCGAGTTCGCGCGCGTGCGCGGCCTGTGATCAACGCGGGGCGCCTGCGCGAGCGGGTAACACTGCAGAACCCGCCGGCCGTCGACGATGGCAGCGGCGGGCAGACCGGCGGCTGGACCGACGTCGCCCAGCTGCGCGCCGAGGTCATCGCCTTGGGCGGCGACGAGGAGGCCGACACGGCTATCCTGACCGGGGTCACCCGTTATCGCGTGCGGATCCGCCGGCGCGAGGTGGCAACCGGCCAGCGGCTGGTCTGGGGCAGCCAGGTGCTGAACATCCGCAACGTGCTGCCTGATCCGGGCCGGATGATCATGACGCTGCTTTGCGAGGCGGTGGCTCTGTGACGAGCCCCGAGCGGATCAGTACGACTATTGCCTTTGCCAAGGTCAAGATACTGCTCGACAGCATTGAACCGCGCTTCGTCGCCGGGCTGATTGAGGAGCTGCGCGCGTTCGAGCCGCAGCTGCTGGCGCGTGCGAAAGCCGGGGTGCCGACCCGAAAAGGCGCCCGGCCCGAGCGCTTCCGAAGCTATGGTGCAGGCAGGCGTCCGGCCGGCGGTGTGCGATCACTGATATCGAGCCAAATCAATGAGCCCGAACGCAGGCTCTCGGTTGGGCTGCTGACATCTCAAGCCGCCAGCGACGGCTTCTACGGCTTTATTCTGGATATAGGCAGAGGCCTGAAGCGCACCCGCACCCGGCCAATCAAGCGACAGGGCACCAAATGGCGGCCCGGCCGGTTCGGGCTGACGCGCGGGGAATCCTTGCCCTACACATCGCGGATCAAGCCCATCCTGCCGACACGCTACGACGTGACCTTCGGCCGGGTCCGCGAATGGGCGCGCGAGGCAGGCGGCCCGATGCTGGACCGCGCATACAGAAAAATGCTGGTCGCCCTTTGGTGGGATAACCTCTCATGAGTTTCCATCGCGCCCTGCGCGCCGCCATCTATGCCAAGCTGATCGAGGGGCCGGAGCTGCCGGCGCCGCCATACTCCTCGCCGCCGGCGAACCTTCGCTATCCGGTGATCGTCATCGGCCAGGTCGTGCTCGAGGAGAAGGCCGACAAGACCAGCCGCGACGGCTGGTACCTGGTCGGCATCGAAAGCGCGACGCAAGGGCAGAGCCCGGCGGCGATGGATGCGATTTCCGACGCCGTGGAAGAGCGGCTCGACGGGGCGGTGCTGGCTTCCGCCACCGTCGATTTTTCCAAGCCGGCTCTGATTGCCGAGGACGACGACGCCAACCCGGATGCGGTGGGCGGGCCGATCAATGTCCGGCTGCAGCGATTCCGCGTCTTCTGCGGCGCGAAATAACCCCGCCTCCCGAAAGGATATCCTATGACCCTTGCACTCACCGCCTCGGTGGAAATCGCCGGCCGTTACGACAAGCCCGCCGGGCTGGAATCCCCGGCCTCGGTGCTCGCCATCAACCTCGCCAAGGCGTTTGCCGATGGCGCCGGCGCCGGCCAGGCCAGCGTTTTCTATTCGGCCAGCCGCACGCTCGCCTCGGGCGCGACGGAGAGCCTCGACCTCAACGGCACGACGCTGTTCGACAGCTTCGGCCAGGCGCTGGCGCTGACCAAGATCAAAGGCCTGATCATCTATGCGCGCGCCGCCAATACGACCGACCTCACCGTCGGCAACGTCACCAACGGCCTCGCCACCATTTTTGGCGCGGCGACGCAGAGCTTCACGCTGCAGCCGGGTGAAATCTTCGCCAAGCTGACCGACAGCGCCGCCGGCTATGCGGTCACCGCCACCACCGCCGATCTGCTCAAGATCGCCAACGCCGCCGGCGCCGCGGCAACTTACGACATCATCATCATCGGCAGCTGATCGCCGCCGTTTCTTCCCGCCAACTGACAGGAGGCCCGCATGGCCAAACGCTTCACGAATGACATGTTGCTCTGGGTTCGCCGCTCGGGTGTCTTCTATCCCGTCCTCGGGCAGCAGAACCTTGGCCACAGCGGCTCGACCGCGACGATCGATCTGTCGGACAAGACGACCGGCGGTTACGGCACCGAAGGCCCGGGCGTCACCTCGATGCAGATCACGCTCGAAGTCACGCCCGATCTGCCCGACGTCAACGGGTATGAGTATGTCGAGAGCCTGTTCACCTCGAAGACCGCCGAGGTCTATCAGATCCGCAAGGGCGGCCTCGCCGGCAACGGCACCACGGACGTCCAGTTCGAATGCTCGATGTATGTGCTCAACAAGTCGAAGACGGCTCCGAAGAATGGCGTGCTGTCGGTCTCGCTGACCTTCGGCCTGGCCGCGGCGCCGACCATCGATCGCACCACCTGATGGGCAACGCCGAGCAAAACGACCGCTTTGCGGGCGAGGAGGGCGACACCGCGACGGCGGCTGCACAGACCGAAGCGCCGGTTGGGGCGATCAATGCCCTGGCCGGCGAGATCGCGGTTGAGCTCGAAGGGGTAACATACCCGCTTCGCGCCAGCTTTCAGGCGATTGGCGAGATCGAAACTGCCACTGGCAAGACGCTCTACGAGCTGATGCTGCTGGCAAGCGAGGGGCGGCTGCGCCTTGCTGATGTGGGGATCATCGTGGCGGCGTGCATCCGCGCTCATGCCCGGCACGACGGTAACGAGGCGCTTGCGCGGATGCGGCCGGAGCGGGCGGCCGAGCTGGTCTATGCCGAGATCGGCGGCGTCGCCCAGGTGACGGCGCTGCAGCTGCTGCCGCTGCTCCAACTGGCCGTCACGGGGGGCTACACCGCCTCGGGTTTTCCGAAGCCGATCCCGACGAAGAGCCCGACGAACGGGGTCGGCTAAGACAGCAGCAATCGACCTGCATTGGCGGGCTGGGGTGGCAGCCGAGCGAATTCTGGAAAGCCACGCCGAGCGACATGTACGCTGCGGTCGAATTCAACGAACGGCAGGCAGCGCGGATAGCGAGGGAGCGCGAAGCTAGGTCTTGAGGGCCTTGTCGACCAGCCGGCGGATCGCTTCGGCGCGCGAGGGCAGGTCGGGCTGCTGGCGGCGCCAGTCGTCAATCGTGCGCAGCCAGTCGTCGCTGACGCGCATCTGAAACGGGCGATCATTCTTTAAAGCCATGTGTTGCTGATACATCATGTATTGACATGGTGCAATCTTGCATGTCATTACATGCAACAGGCCGGAGCGGTGTTGACGCACCGCCCCGGCCCTAACCGCAACCGTCTGTCCAGGAGACGATAATGGCTGTGAAATATACTACCCGCTATGGCGTCCCGTTCAAGGTTGCGCTCAAGCACTACAAGCGCTGTCGAGCCGCTATCGAGGCCTGCCCAGCCGAAAAGGAGGACAAGCTGTGGGAGCTCGTCCAGATCGGCGATCTCGCCATCGACGTCTTGGTCTCGACGCCTGCACCGGATCTGGCGGCGCTCGTCATCAAAATGCGGACGGTGAACAATCACTTTCGCGAGATCGGTAGCGATCTTATCGACAGCGGCGTTGCTGATGCTATCGCCGACGAGCTGGCGGCGCTGGTTTCATGAGCGAGATTGAGGAGTGGCGGTCGGTCGCAGGGTACGAGGGATATTACGAGGTCTCCTCATTGGGCTCGGTCAAGTCGCTCGCGCGGGTCGTTACCTATCGCCGCAATGATGGGACCGCCCGCACCAAGACTATCCGGGAAATCATTCTGACAGGTCAGCTTACCTGGTGTGGCTATCGGAGCGTCCTCCTGTCCAGGCACAACAAGGCCACGCCTCGAACCGTCCATAGTCTGGTCTGCGAGGCGTTTCATGGACCCAGACCCGGAGGCTTCTGGGTAGCGCATAACGACGGCGATCCGAGCAACAACCGGGCATCAAACCTTCGGTGGGCGACGCCCACGGAGAATTCTGCGGATACTACCGCCCATGGCCGGCGAAGGGTTGGAGTCGAGCACAAATTGCACGTGCTGTCTGAAGCAGAGGCGATGGCAATCAGGGATGCGCCCAAATACTGGGGTTGCGTTGCTGCGCTTGCGGAGCGCTATGGCGTCTCAACCCAGACTGTAAAGCTCATTCGAAGCCGAAAGGCATGGAAGCATCTGGGTTAATCGCGGCTGCTCGCGCGTTCGAATGACCAGGCGAAGCATGTCGCAATGACGGCGAAGCCGATGGCAAAGACTACGCTGACCAAGCCTATCGTAATTGCCTGTGTGCCCTCTTCGGCACCAAGAGCAGTCGCAGTCCCGATCTTGTAGAATGCTGAAAGCGTCAGCCAACCGGCGATCACGTTGGCAAGCATAGCGAAAACCCAAACCAGTCGTGTGAAGAAGTGCACGAGAAGCTCCTGCTGCTGGCGTCGACACATCGGCCGCCTGTGCATCTGCCATAGAAAAAGAAGGGGAGTCCATGTCTCGGGAGACGACGAAGACGCTGCTTCTTTCGTTCCAGGCCGACACGGAGATTGCACGCGCCGAGCTCAAGGCGCTGGTCGGGGCGCTCGGGCAAACGACGACCGAGGTTGACCAGCGGCTCGCCCGGATCGAAGCATCGTTTGCCAAAGCCAACCGCAGCATCAAGGAAAGCGGCAGCTTTCTTGGCACGTTGCTCGGGTCCGGCATTGGCAGTTTCGCCGGCAGCCTGCTGGCCCGCCTGCCGAGCACTTTTGTCGACATCACCCGATCGGCGGTGGACGCGGCTTCGTCGATCAAGAACACGGCCGAGGCGCTGGGCATCAGCACAGACCAGCTGCAGGTCTTTCGCCTCGGCGCCAGCAAGGTGGGAGTTGAGGTCAGCCAGGCCGACGCCGCGCTGGAAAAGTTCGTCCAGACCACCGGCAAGGCCGCCAACGGCAACAAGACGGCCCGCGCAGCGTTCGACGAGATCGGCGTTTCGATAAAGGATGCCAATGGCAATCTGAAGCCGTTCGAGCGTTTGCTCCCCGAAGTGTTCGACGGCATTGCAAAGCTGCCCGATCCAGCGCGGCAGTCAGCTGCAGCCGTGAAACTGTTGGGCTCCAGCGGCGATGCGCTGCTGCCGTTTCTGCGGCAGGGCGCCAGTGGCATCAACGATGTGGCAGCAGCCGCCGAGAGGCTGGGGCTGACCCTCTCGCCGGCTCAGATCAAGAACCTCGATGAGTTCGGCAACAAGGCCGAGGATATCAAGCTGGTCTTCTCGGCGCAGATGGCCGGCCTCATCGCCGACAATGCTGATGCCTTTTTCAGGCTCGCAGAGGCGTTCGTGGCCGTCGCCAGTGCCGGTGGCAAGGGCTTCACTCGGACGATGGACTATATCGCGGGGCTGCGGGAAGTTGAGCGTCAGGCCGAGCCGGGGTTACTCGGGTTCGTAAAGAACATTCCCGCTCGGCTTTATGCGCAGGAGCTCGACAAGGAAGGGACCATCGAGCGCGGCGGCGTCCTGCGTTTCATCAAGGACATGGTGGGCACGCCAATTCAGGGTGCGGCGGACCCCGCTTCGTCCGGCGGCGACGTCAAAGACCCCGAGGAGCGGGCCAAGCGCGAGCGCAAGGGGCCGACGCCCTATGACCTGCAAGGCGAGCTGAGCAAGGCGCTGGCCTCGCCGCGTGCAGGGCCGAGCTTCGTCACCGCCGGCAAGGATGCCATCAAGGTCCTCGATGATATCACCGGGCAGGCGAAGACGACAGGCGAAGCGCTGGCCGATGCGCTGAAGACCGATGGCCTGGATGCTTTGATCCAGAAGGTACCGGATTTCACGGAACAAATGGACCGGGCGCGCGGCGAAGCGGATTTCGTCGGCGCGACGCTGGCCGATGGGCTGACCGAGGCGGCGTTCAACTTCGAGAACCTGGGCGACATTGCCATCAACACGCTGCAGCGCATCGCAGCGGCGCTGATCCAGAGCCAGATCATGGACTTTCTCGGCGTCGGCACGGGCGGCAGTCTGGTCGGGGGGTTGACGGCGCTTTTCGGTGGCGCGCGCGCCACTGGCGGGCCGGTGGGGCCGGGCAGGGCGTTCCTTGTCGGAGAGCGGGGGCCGGAGTTGTTCGTGCCAAGCGGTACCGGCAACATAACTGCCGCCAAATACCTGACAGGCGGCGGCGGCGGCGGGCTCGTCCAGAATTTCGATCTGCGCGGGGCGGTGGTGACCGAGCAGCTTTACCGCGACATGCAGCTGATGTCTGGCCGCGCGGCGCAGGCCGGAGCGGTGGGCGGGGCGCAGATGGCCGCCGCCAATCAAGCCCGTCGCGCGCAGCGGAGGCTTGGCTGATGGCTGTGGTGCCGATCCCGACAAACGTCGGCTTTCAGACCGCTGTGCCTGAGTTCATCGATAACGACGTCCGCCTGACCCCGCCGGGCGGCGGGGTGCGGCAGACGCTGCAACGGCTGGGCTCGCATTGGGCGCTTTCGGTGCAGGTGCGGCCGACGCTCGAGGGGCCGGCCTTTCTGTCGCTCGAGGTGCCGCTGCTGCTCGGCCGCCGGCAGGGTGCGTCCTATCCCTGGCCGCAGCCGGGGCTGGTGATCGGCTCGCCGGGTTCGCCGGTCGTCAACGGCGCCGGCCAGCTCGGCACGACGCTGGCGATCCGTTCCGGCGCCGCCGGCTATGTGGTGCGGGCCGGGCAGTTCGTTTCCGTCACCATCGGCAGCCGCCGCTATCTGCGGCAGGCCACGCAGGCGACGACGCTCAACGGCTCCGGCGCCGGCACCTTGACCATCTGGCCGCCGCTGCCGCGCGCAACAGTGGACGGCGCGGCCGTGGAGATTGCCGCGCCGGTGATCGAGGGCGATCTGACCGAGCCGCTCAACTGGCAGCACGCGCTGCACAGCTGGATCCCGCTGAGCTTCCGAATCGAGGAAGTGGGGTGACGTCGCTCTCGACCGGCCTCGACGCCGCGCTCTCCGCCGATCGGGCGCCGATCTTCGGGGCGGTATCGATTGCGCTGCCCGGCTACACCCTGCGGCTGCTCGACGGCAGCGGCGAGCTGGCGTTCGCCGGCGGCAGCTTCCTGGGCGATGATCCGAGCTTTGGCGTGCTGGCGGCGGTCAGCGAGATCGCTGACGGCGCCAGCGACGAGGCGCCTTCGGTCAACATCACCCTGCTGCCGCCCAACGACACCGCCGCGGCGACGCTGGCAGCGGCGGCGATGCAGGGCAGCCTGGTCAATATCTATGCAGGGTCGTGGAACCTCGACACCGGCCAGGTCATCCCCGACCCGGTGTTGCTGTTCATCGGCGAAGTCGATGTGCCGACCCTGCGATCGGGCAGCGATGGCCGCTCGGTCGAATATGAGGTTACCTCGATCAGCGAGCGGCTTTTCGCCGGCGACGAGGGGCTGCGGCTGTCCGATGGCTTTCACCAGTCGGTCTGGCCGGGCGAGCTGGGGCTTTCCAACGTCTCGGGCGTCGAACAGACGATTTACTGGGGCACCCAGCCGCCGCCGGGCACGGTGCAGCCGGGCAGCAGCCTGACCGGCGGCGGCTTTGGCCTGTCGGGGCTGGTGACATCGATCGCCCGCGCGACCGCCAGCCAGCTCACTGGATCGGGCGCGGCGGTGGGCGGCGCGGGCTCGTCCGGCTCCGGCGGTGCCGGCGGCGGCCGCGGCGAAACCGGCACTGGCAAGGTATTCGAGAAATGAAAGCGCAACCGGTCATGGTGCGCCGCGTCGCCGCGGCGCAGGCCACGCTCGATCACTGGAAGGGCCAGCCGTTTGTGCTGGGCAGCGCCGATTGCGCGCGCATGGCGGCCTTTCACCTGCGCCAGCTCAAGGTGCGACTGAAGATCGGCAAGGCCGGAACCTATCGTTCGCCGCTGACCGCGCGCCGGGCGCTGATCCGCGCCGGCTTTGAAAGCCTGGCCGACGCGCTGGACAAGCATGGCCTGCTGCGGATCCCGCCGGCTTCTGCGGTGGTGGGTGATATCCTTGCATTGCCGGCGGAGGATGATCTGGGCGCGCTGGCCATCGCGCTCGGCAATGGCCGGGTGCTGGGCTGGCACCCGGATGCCGAAGGGGCGACCGTGCTGCAGCCGACGGCCTTTGTCGCCGCCTGGTCGGTGTTCTGATGTCGAAAGTTCTGCGCACCGCGGCGGTCATTGTGGGCGCGGTGGCGCTGATTGCGACGGGCGTCGGCGCGGCGGCCGGCGCCGGGCTGTTGGGCACCGGCCTGTCTGCGGCGGTGGTTTCATCGGCGGCGGCAACGATCGCCAGCGTAGCGACGGTGGCGGCGGCGGCGCTGTCTGTCGCCGCGACATTGACCGAAAAGGCGGCCGCGCCAGCGCTGGGCGGGCTGGCGACCAAGTTCAAGGCCGATCCACAGGCGCCGATACCGTATGTCGTCGGGCGAACGCTGATCGGCGGGTACATCGTCCACCGCGTCTCGTTCAACAATCTCGCCAGCGACGTGCCCAACTTCCAGAGCTTCGTGGCGGTGCTTTCGGGTGCCGGGCCGATCGATGCAATCGAGGAGTTCCGGGTCGACGGCTCGGTCGTGGCTTTCAGCAGCGGCAATGCCGTCGGCTATTTCAACGGCTACATGATGCAGACGCAGCAGCTGGGGGCATCCCCGGAATCGGCGGCGCTGAGGGTGGTGCCGGGCGGCGCCTATCCGCCGGGCTGGTCGGCCTCGAGCAAGCTGTCGGGGATGGCGGCGGCGTTGTGGACGTTGAAATACGATCCCAAGGGCAAGTTCTTCCCGCAGGGCGTGCCCCAGCCGGGCTGGGTCATCCGCGGCGTCAAGGTTTATGACCCGCGGCTCGACAGCACCTATCCGGGCGGATCGGGCAGCTGCCGCGCGCTCAATGAAGCGACCTATGTCTATTCCGAAAACCCCTACCTGCATGCGCTGACCTTTGCGCTGGGCCGGTACCAGAACGGCCAGCGCGTGATCGGCATCGGCATGCCGATCTCTGGCATCGATGTGCCGGCCTTTGTCGAAGGCGCCAACGTCGCCGACGCCAATGGCTGGAAGGTCGGCGGGCAGATCACCAGCGCCGACGACAAATGGGGGGTCATGAAGGCGCTGCTGCAGGCGGGCGGCGGTGAGCCGATCCACCTGGGCGCGCAGATCTCGTGCCTCGTTTCCACGCCGCGCACGGTGCTCGACACCATCACGGTGGACGATGTGGTAGGCGAGGCGACGGTGGCGGCGACGCAATCGCGCCGGAGCCGCATCAATGCCGTGGTGCCGCGCTTCCGCAGCGAGGCCAACAACTGGGAGGTCATCAGCGCCAGCCCGGTGCAGGTTTCGAGCTATGCCACGCTCGATGGCGGCCTGCGCACGCGCGAGATCACCTATTCGCTGGTCCAGCAACTCACCCAGGCGGTGCAGCTCGCCCGCTATGACATCGAGAACGGCCGTGAGTTTGGGCCCGTCTCGCTGCCCTGCAAACCGCGGTGGATGGGCTACAAGCCCGGCGACTGCGTCGCGGTCAACCTGCCGGAGGTCGGGCTGAATGCCCAGCCGATCATCATCCGCAACCGCTCGATCGACACCGGCGCCGGCGTCGTAACGCTGACCGGCAACAGCGAGACCAACGGCAAGCATGCCTTTGCGTTGGGACAGACCGGCGTTGCGCCGGCGACGCCGAGCGTTACCGGCCCGCCGGTGGCCGACCAGCCGGAGGCGGGCGACTGGTCGATCAGCGCCACGAGCCTGTCGAGCGGCAATTCGGTCACGCCGGCGTTGGTAGTGACGGGCAGCATCGGCGACAGCGTCGCCGAGGGCGTTTTCGTCGAATATCGCAAATGGGTTTCCGGGCAGGCCGACGATGTGGGCTGGATCCAGGGCGGCAGCGGCGCGGCCGATCTGACGCGCGTCGAGATCAAGGCGGTGCTGCCGGCGACGGATTACGAGGTGGCGATTTCGTACCGCCTGGGCGTCTTTGCCGGCCCGCGCCGGATCCTTGGCCCGGTGACGACCGCGAATGTCGGCGTGCCCTGGAATGGCGTCGATGGCGACGGCCGGCCGGCGGATGGCGCGACGCTGGGCGAGAACATGCTGACCAACCCGGATCTGGCGTTCGCCGATTCGAGGGGCTGGAATTACACCTTTGGCGGCGCGCGGGTGGCGGGCACCACGAGCGACCCGGCGCCGGCATTCATCCGGGTGGGCACCTATGCCGGCGGGCGGTCGTTCGCCAGCCAGAGCTATCTGACCAACGGATCGACCCGGCTTTACCTGTCCTGGCAGTCTCGCAAGAGCAGCGGCGCGACGATCAGCTTTTGCAACATGAACCTCTATTTCTACGACCGGGCGGGGGCGTTCATCACCTCTTCGGGCGTTGTCGAGGTGCCGGCGGGCACGAGCTGGGCCGAGAGCAGCTATCAGTTCAACGTGCCGTCGAACGCCTATAGCTGCAAGGTGCAGGCGGACCTTTCCAACCCGACCGGCAATTTCGATTTCACCAAGTTCCGGCTGTCGCCGATGCAGCGCGGCGCCGATGCGACGTCGACCAACTGGTCGGCCGGCATCATTTCTGGCGGCACCATCCTGCAGGCCGGCGGCACGCCGGTGCTGGCCGGAGCCCAGCCGTTCGATTTGCAGGTGAGCGACGGCCAGGTGCTGAGCTGGGCGCTGGCGCGCACGCCTGGGTATAACTTCGACATTTCGAACCTGCCGGCGCTTTCGTCCGGCGAGACCTATTCGCTGCGCCTCGACAATCTGACCGCCAGCGGCGCGACCGTGCGGCTAAAAAAGCGCACGAGCGGCGGCACGCCGGCGACGCTGACCAGCGGATCGGGCTCGGTGATCACCACCGGCGTTGAGTACCAGTCCAGCAAGAACGACAGCCGCGACGCCCGCGACGGCAGCTATGCCTTTCGGGTGCAGGGCCAGTTCGACCGGCTTTACACGGCCAACAATGGCGGTGCCGGCGGCGGCGGCGGCGACAATGTGAAGGAGCCGTAAGCGGTGGCAACGCGGGGCTTCATCAAGTTCGAGGGCTTTGCCCTGGTCGGCGGCCTTTGGCAGTCCCTGGGCGTCAAGACCATCACGCCGACATTGGACGCCGCCGGCACCGAGACGTTCGACCGGACGCTCGATTTCAAGTGCCCGAGCACGATCGGCGACACCGGCGGCAATGAATTCCGGGTGGTGCGCGTTGGCTTCGGCGGTTCGGCCGCGACCGATTATCTCACCGGCTTCCCTTCGGTCACCTGGCAGGTCGACGGCACATCGCCGACCGAGACCGCGATCGCGCAGTCCCTGCCGCTCCGCATCACGCCATCGAACGGGTGAAGCATGACGACCTTTGAAGTGCCGACCAACCTCGAGCAAATGGTGCCCGAGGGCGGGGTCTGGGAGGTGCTCGACCAGCTCGCGCCGCTGCTCGTGGAGCCCGCCGGCGACACGCTGATCGCGTGCCAGCAGTGCAAGGTGCCGCGGCCCTATTTCTGCATCTATGACACGCGCGAGCGGCCAGAGTTTGCGCACGACTGGACCTGCGAGAGCTGCGTCGGCGCGGTGCGCCGGGAGACGCAGGCGGAGCCGTCATGAGCTTGCTGGTCGACGACATCATCGAGGAGATCCTGCGCGTCGAGGGCGGATATTCGAACCATCCGGCCGATCGTGGCGGCGAGACCAACTGGGGGATCACGATCGCCACGGCCAGGGCGGCCGGATATGGCGGGCCGATGCGGTCGATGCCGCAGGCGGTGGCGCGCGACATATATCGCCGGCGCTATGTCGAGGCGCCGGGATTCCATGGCATTATTCCGCTTTCGCCGGCGATTGCGGCCGAGCTCGTTGACACAGGTGTCAACATGGGCCCGGCGGTGGCAGCGCGGTTCCTGCAGCGGACGCTGAATGCGCTCAACCGACACGGCCGGGACTGGGGCGACATTGCCGTCGACGGTGTTGTCGGGCCGGGCACGGTGGCGGCGCTGCGCGCGGCGATGAAGCTGCGCGGAAAGGCGGCGGCCGAGCGGATTGTGCTCAAGGCGCTCAATGCGCTGCAGGGTGCGCGCTACATCGAGCTCGCCGAGGGCCGGCAGGCGAACGAAGCGTTCGTCTGGGGCTGGCTGGACAAGAGGGTAGCATGAAAGCGCTCTCGGCGGTCCTGCGCGAGTACTCGCCCGGTCGGGTGGCCTTTTGGTGCCCTGGGTGCGACGACTTTCATCAGATCCCCGTCGCCGCGACGCGCGAGCCGGGCAAGGCATGGGGCTGGGACGGCGATGTCGACCGCCCGACGTTCGAACCCTCGCTGCTCGTAAGGTCGGGCCATTACACCAAGGTTGGCGGGTCGGCCGCTGACTGCGAGTTCTGCAACTGGTCGGACGCCGAAAAGGCCGAATGGGGCGGCTCTGGCTGCGTGCTGTGCCACACCTTTGTCCGCGGCGGCATCATCGAGTTCTTGGGCGACTGCACCCATGCGCTGGTCGGCCAGAAAGTGCCGATCCCGCCCTGGCCCGAAGGCCGGTACGAATGACGGGCGCGCAGATCCGCGACGGCCTGCAGGAGTGGTGGCGGCCTGTGCTGACGCTGCTCTGTCTGCCGGCTGCGCCCTATGCGCTCTATGTCGGGCCGTTCATCGGCAGGCCGCTGTCCGATGTGCAGATGGCGACCTCGCTGACGTTTGTGGCGACGCTCTATGCCATCCGGGAGTGGGGCAAGGTCAAGGCGATCGAGAAGGTGGCCGCCGGCAGTGGTGGTGGCGGCGGCTATGGCTTTGGGGGCGGCTTTGGCTCCGAGCGGCCGTTCGAGGATGGGAGGTAGATCATGGCGGTTCTTGCCGGGATCTGGGAGGCGCTGAGGCGGCTGCCGCGCGAGGTCTGGTATGTCCTGGCCATCGGGCTGGCGCTGTGGATAGGGCACGCCTGGCACGAGCGGAGGATCGCCGAGGTCATCATGACCGCCAAGCAGGAGCAAGCGGCCGCCGACACGGCCGCCTTCCGCGAGGCCCAGGACATTGCTGCCGAGCAGCAGCGCAAGCTGGTCGCCAGGACCACGGCCAGGGTTGAGGCCATCAATGAAAGGACGACCGATGCGCTTGAAGCTCGTAATGACGATCTCGCTCGCAGCTATGACGATCTGCGGATGCGCTGGGCCGCGCACCGCGCCGCTGAGAGCAAGTCCCGCGGTGGTGCAGCAGCTGGAGTTCCCGGCGCCGCCGCCGGCGCTGATGCAGCCGATTGCGCGGCCCAGGGGTGGGTATCTTTCGACGTTGCCGCAGCCGCCGCAGAAGCCGCCGACCGGGCCATAGCTAAGGACGATGCGTGGATTGCCTGGGCGAAGGCGCAGGAGGCGGCGTGGCCTCGCCCTGATGGGTGACGCTCGAGGCGGCTGACATTCGCGCAGGACGCGAGACACAAGGGCGGCGGTGGCTCAGGCCATCGCCGCCCTTTCTTGCGTCTGGGCGCCAGCGTTGGGCAGCTGGCGAGGCTCGTCGAGGGTGGGGGGGGAGGGTCAAAACATTGGCCGAAGGGGCTGGAGACCCCCCGCGAAGTTCCAATTTCACTGAGAGCAAATTTTGGAGGGGGGGTTAGCCGGCACGCTTGAGCGAGAGCAGAAATTCCTGCTCGTTTGCGAAGCTCTCCACCTCTGGATAATCGACAGCACCGTTCGGATGCCGGATCGCATATTCCTGATCAGGGCAGCCATCGAAGGGGCCGCTGACGGTAATCGGAACGATATCGCCGAAGTACGTCAGGCCCCAGGCGATGCAGCGAATTGGCGGAGCCACGTCTTTTCTACCGTCGTCCCCGTCGACAATATGCAGAAGCACGGTGCCTGGTTCGCATGGGATCATCGACTTGATGCCAGCGGCAAGGCGGCGAGCTTGAAAATTCGAGACTAGAGTTCGCTTGCCGCTCCGAAGCATCACCGAGATATTGGTGTCCTTGGCGGACGGCAAAAACCGATCGAAACTATCGATTGTCGCGACCTCGTCGGCGGCAATCGCAACGTTGGTTACGTCTTCAATGAACATCCACTGCACTCCGAATCAGCCCCGGCGACGAGCATGCCAGCATTGGGATCTTTCGGAAGGGGATATGTCTAACTGTCCACAGGCCAGTCTCACATTCCTACATCGGGCGGCGGTGGCGGCGGGGCAGTGATGTTCCAGCCGCTCAGGCGAAGTTGCTCTACTATCCCAGCTGCCAGCGCTTCGAACGCCTTGTCCGACTCGTGTGGCAACTTCGCAGCCACCACCGCCCCCCGCACCAGCGGCACGAACGAAGGGCGCGGCAAGTACCGGGTTACCGCAATGGACGAGGCTGCGGGAACGGTGATCTCGGAGAGCGGTACGGGCAACGGCGCTTTTGCGGTTGCCGATCCCCGGCCGGCCAGCTGTCGCGACGGTCGCGCACACTATGAGGCCGGCGGCCATTATGGCGTCGTGGCTTGGGACAGCCCCTCGGGTACGGTCGCGAGCTCGGGCAGCTATGACAACATGCCGCTCAGCGTCGGCGACCCGCGCGAGGCTCTGTTGTCCGATCCGATCTGGGTCAGGCCCATCACCATGGCGCTGGCGGTCGACGTGCGAGACATAAAGCGGGGCTTGACCCGGTCACTTTTTTAAATCACAAATGAGGTCGAAGAATCGGACCGAGGAGCAGCTCTTGCGCGCGATCATCCACAAGAAGCATGAAGTCGACAACCGCCTCGATGGCCTTGGTGGCTTGACCCGCGAAGGGCTTGTATCCGCCGTCAAGTCAGCGGTCTCTGCTTTCAACAGCTGCACCGGCTTCTCGCCGCCCACGGCCCCGGGGTTTCGCGTTTGGGCTTCTGCGGTCGAGCAGCTGCGGATGGAGTTTTGCCCCCAAGGCTGGGAGCCCGACGACACGGCGAACTTCTCGACCATCATCAATCGCGCTTCGGGCATCCGGATTGCCGTGGCCAACCTGGACCACAATACGGGCAACCTTGCCGTCGACCCGACCAATAAATCGCCAAAGGGGTCTCACAGCAGGCAGGCTGCCAATATCAACCAGTTGAAGTTCCCCTTCGCGATCATGGATGCTGCTGCCATCTCCGTTCCGGGATTCGAGACTTGGTACCTCGGCCTTTATGTTGCCGACACTGAGATCAGGGCGGAGCTTTCGCTGCCGACCGAAATCGAAAATGGGTACTTCACCGGGTGGCGGGAGCGGATCGTTCTCATCGGCAGTGATGATGGCTGGGGCGCTCGGGTGGTGCCGGCGCGGCCGGAAGACAAGGGCCCCGAGTTCCGCGTCGAGGTCAGGCGGAAGCAGTGATGTTCAATGGAAAGCGTCTTAGTCTGGCAAGACGCAGGCTCGGCTTGAACAAGAAGGCATTTGCCGAGGCCCTCAAAATCCATCCCCGTACGATCAACAGGTATGAGGAGGGGGAAAGGGTGCCCGCCGAGGGCGAGGTAGCGCGCATTGCGTCTGTTACCGGCTTTCCGGAGCCCTTCTTCTTCGGGGAGGAATTCGACGAAGCCTCGGCCGATTCCGCGAGCTTTCGGTCGTTGACGTCTATGACGGCTGCTGAGCGCGAATCTGCACTTGCGGCCGGATCGATCGGGTTCATGTTCAGCGATTGGATTGAAGACCGGTTTGCACTTCCGGACCATGACCTCGAGGACTTGTCGCGGGAGACGCCCGAAATCGCAGCACGGACTCTGCGCGAGCTCTGGCAGATCGGGGAGCGTCCCGTCAGCAACATGCTGCACCTGCTCGAGTCCAAAGGGGTCCGGACGTTTTCGCTCGCCGAAGATACTTCGAACCTGGATGCTTTTTCGCTCTGGCGCCGAAACAAGCCATACGCATTTCTCAACCGGCGCAAATCGGCTGAGCGCCAGCGGTTTGATGCAGCGCATGAGCTGGGCCACCTAGTGCTTCATCGCCACGGTGGGCCGCAAGGCCGGCGAGCCGAAATCGAGGCCGACCGGTTTGCATCAGCATTCCTCATGCCGGCGGCAGACGTTATCGCGACCATTCCGCGGGTGCTACGACTGGCTGACCTGGTCGAAGCCAAGGCTCGGTGGCGCGTGTCAGTCGCAGCTTTGAATCGGCGATGCCATAGTCTCAAACTGACGACCGATTGGGAGTACCGCAGTTTCTGTATCCAGATCCAGGAGCGGGGGTATCGGACCATCGAGCCGGCGCCAGTCGAGCCCGATGCCTCGGCGGTTTGGCCGCAGGTGTTCAGGGCCCTATTGGAAGACCGCGTGACGAAAACTGAGATTGCTTCACAGTTGTCTCTGCCGGCCAAGGAGATCGAGAGCCTGGTCTTTGGTCTTGGCTCAATGATGAGCATCGACGGCGCCGGCGGTCGTGCGCTTCGTTCGAAGGCGGATCTGAAGCTGGTCAGTTAG